GGCTGGAACACGATGCGGGCAACGACCCCGAAGCTGGGCCTGGCCATCCAGTACACCCGTCAGGGTGAGATCAACGATCTTTCGGCGAAGTTCCGCTGGGATATCGATTTCGGCACCGCGCTTACTGAGCCTCAGATGGCCGGCGCGATGGCGTTCAACCAGTCGTAAGGGAGTAACCACCATGGTGAACAAGACCGACAAGGAAGCTCCCGTTGACGCCAACGCCCCGGAAGGGGTGGCGCTTTCGGATGCGGAGCGTAAGGCCGCGATGAAGGATGGGGCCAAGGAAGACGCCAAGGAGACGGGCAAGGCTATCCACCGCGCCCTAACCGATGGCGTTGAGCTTGGCGATCCGCCGTCTTTTCAGTGGCACGGCATGGATGAGATCCAGCAGTATGCGGATATCATCGATCTCGGACTGAGCGAGTTCGAAGAGATCGTTGCCGGCAAGTCCGATCGTAAGATCCCGGATGAAAAGGTGGCCGGCCTGTTCGCTCTTGAGCGCAACGGCCAGAACCGCACGCCTTATGTCAAGGCGCTGATGAAGCGCCTGGGCATCAAGGATGTGTCCGAGGTTCCCCAGGCGGGCGGTCCCGATTACACCAACGACATCACGTCGATCACCAAGCTCTGATCGATGGCCGGCTCCGCTACAGGTAGGACGCCTACTGATGCCATGTATGTGCAGCCGGTAACAGCTGGCGGGGTTAGCAGCCCCGCCGGCACCGCCGCTGAACCATACTTCACTCAAGCCGCGCCGCTTGCATCGGGCACGGATCGTTCCGGCACTGCTGCGACGACTTCGGGCACGCTTGCTGCTGCTAACGCCTCCCGTCGCGGTCTGAATATCCAGAACATTGGTGCCAACAACATTGGCGTGAATGAATTCGCGGGCGCTGCCGCGATTGGCTCGCCGGGAACGTACACGATTGCTCCGGGTGGATCCCTCAACGTGCGCACAAACCGACAGATCAACGTTATCGCAGCTACCGCTGCGACCGCCTATACTGCGACGGAGTTTTAAGGGTGGCAGAGACAACTGGTGGAGTGACGCTGGGGGAGGTGCAGGCCCTTTTAGGGGCAGTGATGCCCAAGCCCGCGACTGTTGCTCCTAAGGGCGAAGCCACAGTTGCGGCGGTTGGCCCAGATCCAACTGTTTTCGCTTTGGATCAGCACCAACACCCTCGCCTGACCAGCACCACGTACGCCACGGTCGCTAGCGGCTCTACTGTCACGGTAACGTTCACGCGCTCGTTTGCGAACAAGCCTGGCATGGTGATGACCGAGATAGAGGGCGACGCGACCGCATCGGCCCAACCTTCTACCTTCAAGGTGCTGTCTTGGGTGCAAGATGGGGGTGGATTGTATACTGGCGCGGTCATCAAGGTATGGCGCGCGCAGGTGGTTCCGCAGAACCTCGCAACGCTTTTGCTGAGTGCTGTCTATACTATCTTCGGGGCCGCTGTCGTCGGCACGCAATTTGCCTGCATAGCCATCGCAAGGAGTGACGTAGCATGACTGTCCGCCTTAAGGCCCCGTGGGCCGGTCTTGCCATCGGCCAGCTTTATACCGGGCCGGACGAGGATTACCTACTCGGTGTAAGCAAGGCTGACGGCGAGCTTGGTCGTGGCGCGATGATTATTACGCCGCAGATGTCCCACACGCTTACCAAGAGCGATGGGCTCAGGGAGCGGCAATTTACATCGGACAGCCCGGTGACGGTAAGAATCGCTAATACCGTAGCTGACATGGCTCTCGGTGTAGTTGGGGTGTTCCGCCAGTCTGGCGTAGGCCCTATTAGTTTTGTGGCGGATCAGGGCGTCACCCTGACTTCTCCAACCAAGTCATTTACCAGCAATGGCGTTGGCTCTGTCGTTCGTCTTGTCAAAATCGATGCTTCCACGGTTTCTCTCGTAGGGGATATTTCGGGCAAATCGCCCTTGGCGCGCGTGCAGGATCAGGCAAAAATCTCTCCTTCACGGACGCTGCCTTCTACTTATGCGGTAACACCTACAATCACGCACAGCGCGTCCAACGGCCCCTCCAGCTTTGGCAATGCGCTCGCGAATTTTCCGATTTCATCCGGAAAGATGACAACGTACAATATCGATACCGCAAATCTCGCGTTTTCCGTCAACAGTTTCAACTATTATACCGGGTTTTCGGCTGGCACGGACCAAGTGCCCGTCACGATGGTTTCTTTTGTCCATGATGGGAGCCGCTTCGAGATTAAGGGTAGAGGTGGATCTACGTACATTCTGCTGGTGGATGGGCAATTGGCTCCCCTTAGTTATTTCTCATCTCCATCGGCTGGTGGAATTGACGCGGTAAATACTGCTGTGGATTTTGGCGTTCGTGCGCGCCGCCGTATTGCACTGTATATGGTCAACAGCGGTTTTGCCGGCATCACCACTGGCCAACTGGATACTCTGGAGCCGTGGGACATGGCTGGCCTGCCGGCGGTAAGTTTTATGACGGATAGCTATGGATCGGCACCCGGCGACGTGTTTATCGCAGGCCCGTACTGGTCTGCGGCTATGAGGTTAGGTCTTTTTCGGTTCCAGGCATCAGTCGGTGGCGGCTCTGGCTACACTGCCGTAGGGACTGGAAATGCGGCCTTTACCGCTTCGGGGCGGCTTGCTTACATGAACCGCAACAGCCCAGATGTTGTCGTCGTTGCGGGTGGTATCAATGACGGATTGGGCGGAATGCAGGCGGCGGCTACAACTGTTTTTACTAGCATCAGGTCGGCCAACCCCTCATCCGTTATCGTGGCAACGGGCCCCTGGACCCCAAGCACTGCTCAAATCTCAGCAGCGCCTTCCAAGCGGGACGCTATTCTCGCAGCTATGCAGGCTCTGACGGGACCATGGGTGTTCATCGATAATGTGTCTGGAACATGGCTTAACAGCGTTGGTAAATCAGGATCTATCGGCAATGGCCCGTGGCAGACTGGAGATGGCCGACAAATCACCTTTACGGCACCGCTTTCCGCTGCCACGTCTGGAACGCTGACCGCAAATTGGGCGGGAAGCACTGGATCTTACAGCATTTCTTTCAGTGATTATTCCATTCGTACTGCTACGCTTACGGCTGGCAGCTCGACGGTCAGTTGGACGGGCGCTGTAACTGCTACCGCCAATGCTGCTGCCTATACTGTGGCGGGCAACAATCCGCTGTACATCAGTGATGGCATCCACCCGCGTGGTGCTGGTGTGGAATATCTCGGCAATCTTCTCGGGGATGGCATAGCGCAGGGCATTGCCGCTCTTGTATGAGGCGCATATTAAGGGTGTGCAATGACCATCATCATCAACACCTATACTGGACCGACGCGGCTGGAGATCATCCTGTCCGCGTTCCGCAAGTGCGGTGTGCGTGATCCCGACGCGGAGGACCAGCGGGACGGACTGGTTGAGCTTAACGAGATGATGGCGGGATGGCTGGGGCAGGGGCTGGATATCGGCTACGCTACGCCGGAAGTTAACCCCGGCAATCTGGACGATCTGAGCAACATTCAGCCTGCCGACGTGCCGGCCGTCGTGTCGGCGCTGTCCATGCGTCTTCTGCCGACACTAGGGCAGCAGGCCCATCCGCAGCAGGTGCGCAATGCCAATCGGGAGTTTGCGCTATTGCAGGGGCGCTATACGGTAGTACCTGGCATGTCGTTGCCGTATGGTTTCCGGGGGCAGGGCTGGCAGCGTTGGGGGAATTGGTAAAATGACCGGCTCCCCTAACTGATGGCAAAGATCCCCATCCTCTCTGGCGTCGTCACCACGCCCGGCTCTGATTATGCTCTGTCCTACCCGCTCAATCTGGAGCCGGTGGCAGTGGATACGGTCATCGCCAAGGGCTATCTGCGTGCCGCCATGGGCGCTGTAGAGGTGGCGCAGGGTCCGGGCACGGATCGGGGCGGCATCGACTGGAACGGGTTCTGCTACCGCGTCATGGGAACCAAGCTGGTGCGGATCGAGACGGACGATAGCGTAACGACGCTGGGGGATGTCGACTCTGGCGGGCCAGTCTCCATGGATTACAGCTTCGACCGCCTTGCTATCGCGAGCGGCGAAAAGCTGTTCTACTATGACGGCACCACACTATCTCAGGTGACGGACATCGACCTTGGCCGGGTGTATGACCTGGTGTGGGTTGATGGGTATTTCATGACGACGGATGGCACGTACATCGTCGTTACCGAGATTGATGACCCTACGTCAGTGAAGCCGCTAAAATACGGCTCGGCCGAGACAGATCCCGACGTTATCACCGGCCTCATCAAGCTGCGTGGCGAGGTCTATGTCATGGGCCGCAACACGATCCAGGTATTCGGCAATGTTGGCGGCAATGGTTTTCCGTTTCAGGATCGCCGGGGCGCGGGCATCTCGATCGGCTGCGTCGGTCCGCAGGCCAAGACGCTATTCGCGGACACGTTCGCTTTCGTTGGATCTCGCCGCAATGATCCTCTGGGGGTGTATGTCGCCGGGCAAGGGGCGGGCGCTAAGATCTCCACTGGAGAAGTGGACGATGCTCTTGCGGCGGTAACGGATGTCATGTCGATCGCGGTAGAGGCGCGCAATGGCCGCGATGAGCAGCGCTTGTACATCCATTTGCCCGATGAGACGTGGGTGTACCTCGCCACTGCTTCTGGCAGGCTGGGGACGCCCGTCTGGTATCGTGCATCGTCGGGCACGGGTGCGTATCGGCTGCGCAACGCTGTGCTGGCGTCCGGCCGCTGGTATTGCGGGGATTGCGCGTCCTCTGCGATCGGTGAGCTGACAATGGAAGATAGCCGCCATTTCGGCGTGGCTACGCCTTGGCAGTTCGATGCCGGACTGATCTACAACGGGGCCAAGGGCGGCATTGTCCACAAACTGGAACTTGTTGGCCTGTCCGGCCGGGCTGGCGAGGGTGCGGCGTTCTTGTCCACCAGCACGG